ACCGGCGAGCGCAAGGAGAAGACGGAGTGGCACCGCGTCGTCATCTTCAACGAAGGGCTGTGCCGGATTGCCGAGCAGTATCTGAAGAAAGGCTCGAAGGTCTACGTCGAGGGCCAGTTGCAGACCCGCAAATGGCAGGACAAGGACGGCAAGGACCGCTATTCGACCGAGGTGGTTTTGAACGGCTTCCACGCCGCGCTCGTCATGCTGGACGGACCTGCGCGGACGGAGCCAGCAGCCGAAACCAACCGATATGCTGAGGCCACGGGCCGCTCCGCTCCGGGCCGCGCATCGGGTCAGCAGTCCATGTCGCATGACATGGACGATGATATCCCCTTCGGACCGGAGACCCGCTGATGCACCGGCCCGAGCTTTTCACATGGGACGGCGAGGCGATGGTGCCGCGCCATCCGCGCCGCGCCGATCAGCTTTTCGTGGTCGGAGAAACATATCCGCTCATCACCCATGAGGATCGGAGCGTAGCGACCCATAACCATGAGTTCGCCTGGTTGCGCGAGGCGTGGCTGAACCTGCCGGAGACGCTGGCCGATCTGTATCCATCGCCTGAGCATCTGCGCAAGCGTTCCCTGATCGAGGCCGGCTATTACGACGAAACTATTGTGGACGCGGGCAACAACGCGGCAGCGCTCCGCGTTGCGGCTGTCTTTCGCGCTCGGGAGGAATTTTCGCTGGTGATTGTCCGCGGTCCGGCCGTGGTGATCAGGACCGCCAAGAGCCAGTCGCGCCGCGCCATGAAAAAGCGCGAGTTTCAGGAATCAAAGACCGCAATCATGGAGGTAATAGCTGCGATGGTTGGCACGTCAGCGGCCACGCTTTCGAGAGAAGCGGGGAGGGCGGCCTGATGCGCCGCGAGTTCTCCAAGCAGATCAAGCGGGACGCGTTTATGCGAGCTGGCGGCCGGTGCGAAGGGCATGGCTGTGGCGCGCGTCTGACGCCGGGAAAATTCGCTTACGACCACGACATTCCGGACGCGCTCGGCGGCGAGCCAGCTCTGGCCAATTGCGTGGTGCTTTGCCGGGCCTGCCACGCCGAGAAAACCGGCAAGCGGGATATTCCCCGCATCGCCAAGACAAAACGCGTCAGCGACCGCGAGAAGGGCATCAGGAAGCCAAGGAAGATCACACGATGGCGCCGGTTTGACGGCTCGGTTGTCGAAGCAGAGAGGCAGCGATGATCGATCCATGGGGAGCGCTTAAGGCGCGCATCGCGGCCGGGAAGGTAAGCCCGGACAAGGTTCATCCCGACTATGCGTTTCAGCGGGCCTGGAACGAGGCGCTGGTCTGGGTCGAGAAACAGATGGAGACCATTGAAGGGGACAAGAAATGAGCGAGGCAAGTATCGGACACAACGTCGCGAAAGAGAAGATCAAGGCCATCATCGAGCGCGTGGAGCGTCTTGAAGATGAAAAGAAGGGTATCGCGGACGACATCAAGGACATCTACTCCGAGGCCAAGGGCAACGGCTTCGACGTCAAGGCGCTGCGCACCATTGTTCGGATGCGCAAGCAGGATGCAGACGAGCGTGCCNNCGAACAGGAGGCGATCCTGGAAGCTTACATGCATGCATTGGGGATGGCATGAGTCGCTGGTTCCGCATGGACGATGACGTCGTCAACGATCCGAAGGTGCAAAATCTTCCGGACCCGCTGTTCCGGGCATGGGTCAACATTCTGTGTGTGGCGAGCAAGCACGACGGGGTTCTCCCGCCACTGCGCGACGTAGCATTCATCCTCCGTCTAAAGGAACCGGCAGCGGCGGCTATCCTGTCGAAGCTTCATTTAGCTGGTCTGCTCGACAAGACGGAATCATCGTTCAAGCCGCACAATTGGGAGGGCAGGCAATTCAAGAGCGACCGTGACGCTACCGCGGCGGATCGCGCTAAGAGGTACCGTGACGCGAAGCGTGACCGTCACGGCACCGTCACGCGTGACGCGTCACGACAGGAAACGGAAACGTCACGCTCCCCAGAGACAGAGACAGAGACAGATACAGATTCCGAAGCTAACGCTTCGGGCGCTGCTGCGCCGCCCGATCCGTCCGTTGCGGAACGCGAGTACTTCGATCGCGGTAAGCAAATTCTCGGCAAATCGGCTGGCGGCCAGCTCGCCAAGCTGAAAACCGCGAAGGGCGGCAATGTCGCGCTGGCCCGTGCCGCGCTCGAAACTGCATCGACCAAGCAAAATCCGGCGGAATACATTGCCGGCGTGATCCGGGCCGGCGCCGATCCGCCGCTGCGCGCCATGACGGTCGCGCAGCGAAACAGGCAGGAAACGCGGGAGATTTTGGATGATCTTGAAGATTTCGCAAGACGAAGCGGCGGTAGCGGCGAAGCAGATTTTGGGGTTCTACCCGGATATCCCGGCGAGCGACCCGAAACGCTTCGCGGCGGGACTGGTCGCGCTGTTGTCGACCTATCCGGGAGCGGTCGTCGCGAGAGCAGTTGACCCGCGCAGTGGCATCGCGGCGCATGTCGAGTTTCTCAATTTTGCCCGCATCAAAAAGCTGCTGGATGAGTGGAGTAGCGACTACTTCCAAACCGTGCGGCGCCAAGAGATTGCATCGCGCCAGGCATTGCCTGAGCCGACCGTCAACCCGGAAGCGCGAAAACGTGTAGCCGACGGCTTGAGGCAGCTAACCGAGAGCCTGAAAGCGGGGATGATTCCGTGACGGGCATCCGCTGGTCGCGAGAGTTCATTCCGTTCAAACGAGGGGCAGTTCAGATCATGGTAGGGCGGCCGAGAAAAAGGGGCAGGCGAGAACCGAACGGCCGGGTCGCACGCGCCTACGTCAATCCGAAGGCGCAGGTCGCCGCGCAGCCGCACAGGCTTGCTGTGAGCCAGGAGCGTCGGGAGTGGCCCGAGGCCGAATCCGAATTCGGTCGGCTGATGCTGCGCGGGGTGATCACGCCGGCTCAGCATGAGGCGGGGAGGCGATATGCCGGACTGGCCTCGTCCTACCGGGCTGTGCTCGGCATTCCGCCGCTCCATCCAAGGTCGCCAGATCTGCTGAGCCCAGGGCCAGCGTTACGGGGTGATTTGAGCACGGAAACCGCGCGCGGCATCAAGGATCGGTATGACAAGGCATTCGAAGTGCTTGGTGATGCGGGCCGTAAAGCGTTGCGGGCGGTGAGGGACCATGCCGTGTTCGAGCGCAAGGTAGATAGCTTCGAAACGCTCGACCATCTTCGCAGGGGACTCGAAAAGCTGGTCGATCACTTCGGGCTTGACAGGAATCTGGAAATCAGTTCTCGTCATAAATGCAGATGACGAATTGCGCCCGCCCGGAGGAATCCCGGCGGGTTTTGCTTTTCAACCCGGTCCCGAAAGGCGCCGGGTTTTGTGTTTTGGGCTATCGTGACTGGGAGACCGCGGACGGCCAACGGATTTCAAGCCAGAGATGGGCGAGGAAATCCTGTCGCTGATGGCCGATGGGCTTTCGCTCGCCGCATCTGCCGCTGTGCTCGGCATCCATCGTCAGCGCGTCTATGAGTGGATGGAGCGACATCCCGATTTTGCGGACACTGTAAAGCTCGCCCAGGTCAAGCGGCAGCTATTCCTTGAGCGCAGGCTGTTGTCCGCCGATAGCGGGCCGGTCGTGACGTCTACAATTTTTGCCTTAAAGAACGCCGGTCCGGAAGACTGGCGCGAGAAGGTCACGCAGGAGCATAGCGGACCGGATGGTGGTCCCATCAGCATTATTGAGCTAGTCGGTGTCAGTCCTTCGTCTTCGGATACCTGACAAGCTGGTCCCGGTCTTTACCGGGGAGGCGATGTACCGCGGCGCTTATGGCGGACGCGGATCGGCAAAGACCAGAACATTCGCCAAGATGGCCGCCGTTCATGGCGTGCGGCGTGCGGAGGCTGGACAAAGCGGCGTCGTGGTGTGCGGCCGCGAGTTTATGAACTCGCTGGATGAAAGCTCTTTCGCTGAGGTGCGGGAGGCAATCGCGTCCGAACCGTGGCTGGCGGCAAAATACGATGTCGGGCAGAAATACATCCGGACGCGCGACGGGCGTATTGATTTTGCTTTTATTGGCCTGCGTCACAATCTCGATAGCATCAAATCGAAGTCGCGCATTCGCCTGCTGTGGGTGGACGAGGCTGAGCCGGTTTCTGAAACGGCTTGGATGAAGGCGATCCCGACCGTCCGCGAGGACGGTTCGGAAATCTGGGTGACCTGGAACCCAGAGCGCAAGAACAGCGCTACGCATAAGCGGTTTCGGCTCGATCCGCCGGAAGGCGCGAAGATCGTGCAGATGAACTGGCGGGATAATCCATGGTTTCCGTCAACGCTTGAGAAGACGCGGCTTGAAGACAAGGCCAAGCGCCCCGAGCAATACGAGCACGTTTGGGAAGGTGACTTCGTGACGGTTGTCGAGGGCGCCTATTACGCGGCGTCGCTCTTGGAGGCCAAGACAAGCGGGCGCATCGGCTTCTACGCCAAAGACCCGCTGATGACCACGCGGGCATTCTGGGACATTGGCGGCACGGGCGCAAAGGCCGACGCCTGTTCGATCTGGATTGCGCAGT